GCTGTAACACCGTTTGAACGCGATGAACTCAAAACGTTCCAAGAGTATATTGATGATACTATCTACTATAAGTTCGATGTAGAATCTCAAGTAGAGACTGGTAGGAAGATAGATCAGAAAACACTTGAATGGTGGGACAAACAAGACGTTGATGTAAAGAATGCTCAAGTTAAGCCTACAAATGATGATATTACTTTAAGACAGTTTTTAGTTGAATTCTACAACATGTGCAAAGAGCTCAACATTGGAAACAAGTCTGTGGGCTGGGCCCGCGGAAAAGAGTTCGATTTTGGAATTCTATGTCACATCATCAAAACTCAAAAATATGTGTTAAATAAAGACGAATATCCCATTAATGAAATCTATTTCCCTGTTCCTTTTTGGCAACGGAGAGATATCCGTGACTATATTGCAGGACTCGTTGTGGATCCAAACATAACTAAGATTCCTCTGCCTGCAGAAACATTGAATGGATTTGAGCATCATAATCCCGTGCATGACTGCGCTCGCGCTGTGTTACATATTAAGTACGGTGAGCTGTATGCTCGAGGTGAAATGGACATTCCCGATGATGTAGATCCAAATTCAAATAAATAAAGGTGAATCCATGTTTTATCCTAGGAACAGTCATATGCTTTCACTCCAAGAACACAGAGAAATCTCAGAAGCCGTCCAATCTATGGATGATGCTTTCACTGATGCTATCGTAGATCAAGCCGAATATTTTGAGATTGAAGAAGATCCAGTTACTCTCCAAACCACAGTAACTCTCTTTGATGCTAATGGTGCTGCTATCAGTACAGCAAACGTTGAAGATTATGATGTGGCGCTAACATATCTTGAAGACGTGTTTGAGCTTGACTGGAATGATCCAGATGAAGCGGATGACGATGCTGCAGCCGGGGCATCTCGTTGGGGACATGCTGACTGATGTGAGAAAAAAAGTTGACACGGATGTCATGCTTTGTTATTATAGATATGTAAACTGATGAGGAATCTATATCATGAATACTGTCTATACGCTAGTTGATCTTAAGAAAGCTATTAAATGTGAAAGTAAGATTGTTTGGCCGTATCTTTACGTGAAGCACATGAAAATTGCTATCATTAACGACGTGTTTACTATTACACGTGGAGATGATACTTCATATTGCCAAGCAAAACATATTGTGAAAACCGTTAATGAGATTGTATCATAAATCTGGTTGACACATTGAAAATGTTGGTGTAGAATATAATTGTGGATTGAGGAAATCCATACTTAAACTTGAAGAGGAAAGTGAAAATGGCTAAACGTAAGAACATGAATATTCAATTTGATGGCTTTGGTTATGTTAACAATCGTGGCACTTCTAAATATTGGGGTGTGTCGAAAGACCAACGTCCTGGATATGCATGGCGCATTCAAATCAATACCGCTTCTAATTCCAATCTGACTTTTTCGTTTCTTGGTGTGAATCCAAGTGAGCAAGTCGTAGCGCAAATTGCAGCTGAGTTTTATGGGTATCGCCACTCTGAGCTTCCAGCACAGCGTACGATGACTGTTGAGACGACTAAAGGGACATTTGAAATCGATACAAAGACTCGATATATCAAACAGATTTCAACCAAATCCAAACAGCCCGTGATGCAAAATCAACTTGATTTTGATGTTAGCAAGAGTGGATTCAACGATGACGAACAAAAACTTATTAGCTCAGTGGTGAATTCATATATGAATAACTCACTGAGTAAAGAAGGTGTTCAGCTTCTCAATCATCTGACGGGCATCATGATCAAATAATTTAATCGTTTACATAGTGTTACAAAAAGGGGCAAAATTTTGCCCCTTTGCTGGTTTACAAGCTATCATAAATTTGTTAAGATATACTTGTAGGGTAGGAAAACGGAATAACCTTGGAGACTATATCATGAAACGCTATGTTATGAATGTTAATGGGTACTTCTTTGAAATTCGCTTTGCGCATGACGATATTCCTTGGGTCGAATATTATGATAGCAAAGACGATCTCTATAAGCGTGTATGTGAGTATAATGGTTGTGATCTTGATGAGATTGAAGGTGGAGAATTGATCGTCGATGAGGTGGATGATAAAGAAATTAAGATTGTCGATGATCGTGGATGTGTTGAGTATTTTGGCCGCGACGAAATGAATTGTATCATCAATGACTACGAAATGTGATCATGGCTATTGACACATCTACCAGAATTTGTTAAGATAGACTTGTAAGGTAGGAAAACGGAATAACCACGAGGAACTATATCATGAAGCTCAACGCATATGAATTCTTAGCGCTCGACGAAGTTATGAATCATGTGTCTGATTTTGATAAGCTGGAACTTGTTGAAATGGCAAAGAATGGAGAAAGGGTAGACGGGTGGCATAATGAAGTGACAGTTGAAGATATTGTTGCACGACTTGAAGTTAGCGTGAATGCGGCTAAAGGATACATTGCTTCGCTTGCAAAGAAAGATTTGATTGAATGTACAGATCCTGAAGAAGATTATGACATGATCTGCATCACTAAAGAAGGTGTACTCGAGTGGGACGCTCGATAAAATGAAAGAAACCCCAAGGAAGGGGTTGACACATCTCAAACGATTTGTTAGAATATACTTAGAGATTAGGAATGAGCCAATCTCTAAATTGAAAAGAGAAGAGAGGATTATATCATGACTACTTCAACCACTACTCGTGAAACTCAAATTGCCATCGCTTACGAAGTTCTGATGATGGACGAGACTGGCAAAACCAAAGCTGATATCGCAAAAGAATTTGAAGTTTCACCCCGCTCAGTGACTCGGTATGCCGAAAAGTACGAAGATGAAGCAATGGATCTTCTGACTGAGGCAAACGAATCAGAAGAAACCATTGAGCTGAAAGAAGCATTTGCTCCTAAGGTAGAAGACACTCAGGAAGCTTCTGAGGAGCCCGAAGAAGTGGAGGCAGATGTTCAATCAGCTGAGGAAATTGAAGAGCCTGAGAGTGAATCTGATGACCTTGAAGCTAGTCCGGAAGTTGAAGAGGAAGAAACTCAAGAAGAAGAGGTTGAACTGAAAGAGTTTACTCCGCAGGCTGAATTTTCTCTTGAAGAGATCAAAGAAGAAGATTTTTACGAAGATCTCAATGATAACCAGAAGAAACTGCTTGCAGACTTTTATGCTCAAAAGGCTGAAGCAACTGAAGTTGAGGATCGCAAAGGTAAGCGCGGCCGAGCTAAGAAAGGAATCAAGTCAATCCGCTTCATCGTAATGGAAGTGATTGAGAGCCACAAAGCTCAAGGTACTCTCACTAAAGAGAATCGCCAAGAGATCATCAACCAAATTGTTGAAGCGACAGGCCATGATGAGAAGCAAGCCAAAAAATACTTTAGCGGATACAAGAAAGTGTTCGGAGGTTGGAACAAGTAAAGTTCTCAAACACTCATAAATTTGGATGGAGGGATTTCCCTCCATCCTTTGTTTCGTTTATACTATAGGGAAAATTATGATTGTTATCATCGAAGGCAACGACAATTGTGGTAAGTCAACTCTCATCAAAGATATTCGTAAATGCATCCTGACTAGTCCTAGAACGACTTCTATTCACTGCGTGTCTCCACCTGATGGATACCATTCGGGCTGGTCGCAAGAGCACTACAGTGAGGTTCTAGGGATGTCTAGGACACTCTGTGAACAAGGTTGGGATGTTATTCTAGATAGATCGCATCTTGGTGAAGATGTCTATGGACCCGTTTTCAGACAGCAATCTGCTGACTATGTTTACGACATTGAAAGAAAGTTCTTGTCAGATATTGATTGCCGTCTTATTCTCCTCACAGATTCACCTGAGGGCATCATTGAGCGAGAGGATGGATATACATACTCTATCAAACCAGAAATGATCGAGAGAGTGTCAGAGAGATTTCTACAGGTGTATAATAACTCTTGCGTACCTCATAAATTACATTACCATATTACTAATGATGGTGGATTTGATAATCTACTTCCAACTGTTAAGGAGTTTCTTAAATGAATAATTTTCTGCCAAATGTAAATGACGTTCGTCGTGAATTCATTGACCGACTCGACAATGAAGATTTTGTGACTGATAAAACAGGTGTAAAAACGATTGAAATTATCGGTCTAACTTTTCTAGCAGACGAAGATGCAATCTTTGGTGAAGTGAATTGGGATTATGTTGAACGAGAAATTGCTTGGTACGAAAGTAAATCATTGTATGTAAAAGATATCCCAGGTAAGACACCAGATATTTGGAATCAAGTCTCTGATAAGAATGGTAAGATCAATTCTAACTATGGGTGGTGTTTGTTCTCTGGTGAAAATGGATTTCAATATGATCATGTTCTACATGAGCTTTTGAACAATCCAAACTCTCGTCGTGCGCAAGCTATTTTCACGCGTCCTCAAATGTGGAATGATTATAACCATAATGGACGTTCTGATTTTATGTGCACAGACGCTTATCAATTCTTTATTCGTGATGATGCTTTGAGTCTTCACGTAAGAATGCGCTCAAATGATATGCTATATGGATATAAGAATGACAGGGCGTTTGCTAATTATGTACTTGATAAGTTAGTCAAAGAGTATAATAAATTCTCGTTCGATAAAGTCATCAAAGGCGATATTATCTGGACTGCAGGATCAGCACACATTTATGATCGTCATTTTCATCTAGTTAAGTAAGGAACAGAAGAATATGAAATATTTGCTTTTACTTGGTCGTGGAGTTGAAGGATGCGGTGTCACAAAATTCGCAATCGAATGGGAAAAATGGTTTAAGAAAAACAACTATGACTACGACATTTTGGCTGTAGACGATAAGCGTTGGTCACGCAAAGAATCACATTCCTTTAGTAAAATTACCAAGACATCAATTCGAAAAGACGATGAGTTTGAAGTAGCACAAAAAATCGTTAAAGATGCTGATGTTGTTATTCTAAATTCTCTACCTCCTGTTCGATCAAGCAAAGAAATTGTGTTAGAACGTTTCAATCAACTGATCGATCTATCCAAAGGCAAGATGGCATTCATTCAACATGATCACAATAATATGTCCATTGTTCGTAATGGATGTATTGAAGAATCATGTCGCGCAGCGAACGTTATCTTTTCTCATGCTACAAAAGATAGTGATTTCGTTCGTTGGTTAAAGAAGAACGACGTTATTATTGATCACGAAGCCAATAGTCTATTTGATGAACCCTCAGAAGCACAAGACATTCCCATTATTAATTTCCAACCTGGAATGTATTTTGAAGATGTACGTGAAAAGTATTGGAAGCCAATTACAGAACAAGACTCATATCATCACAAGTGGATTGGACGAACTGCTCCTTTCAAGGGTTATGATCTGATGTTCGAGTTCTGTCAGGAACTCATGGGTCGCGATTTCCTTATTACATTTGAAGGTCTTGAACAATCACCTGCTATCATTAATGTCAAGCAATCATACGATTTTCATAACCATTTCAAAGATCAAATCGAAGACATTGATCTAAAACCATATTATAATGGACTTCCAGCGCTATTTTCTTTTTATAAGAATGATGAACTACTTGAGCGTCTATCTAAATGCGGTTTTGGCTATCAGTTATCACGCCTAGATCCACGTTTCCTTGAACATTCTATTGAATATACGCATGCAGAAATTGTGTCTGTCGGATGTATTCCAGTATTTCGCAAAAATTACTTTGATTATTGTTACCATAAACAAACAGGCAATCCAATTGCACAAGACAAAGACACAGGGACTGTATTCATTGAAAAGGATGGTTCTAATTGGAATGAATGTTACAATCTAATGGAACAACTTGCTAAAGATGATCAGATGCGCGATGATTGGCGTGAAATGGCATATGAATATTATAAGTCACATCAATCGGCAGACGGTACATTCTCTTCTCTGATGTCTAATATTAACAGACATATCAAAAAGGATTCTTAATGGCATCTCAATATACTTTTGCGCCGGTGATTCCACTCATCGGCGGCTTTCCACTAGGAGCTGAACTTGCATTAGAAAAACCGCCAAAAGCGATCTATTCATATTCTGGATTCGAAGCTAACGATTCACATTATGTTTATTATCAAAATGCGATTAAGAATAGAAACATTGATTACATCAACATTTCAGAACAAGAAGATTCTTATACTGATGTTGATATTGTGATGTGTACGCCTCCGTGTGCGGGTCTATCATCGTTCAATTCTGGAAAGACACCAGAAGCACGTGGCGCTGGATGTGCAAAGAATGATTGGATGTATATTTCTGCTACTGATGCTATTGAAAAGTTGAACGCTAAAGTAGTGTTAATCGAAAATGCTCCTGGGCTATACACCACCAAAGGCAAACAAGTAGCTAATAATCTATATAAGATTGCACAAGATCATGGATATTCGATGACTCTATACAAGACATCGACAATGTTTCATGGAATTCCACAAGCACGTGATCGTACATTCGCTATTTTATGGAATAGCTCAACTGCACCTATTATCAATTATTATGATCGAGAGCGTGAAGACTTTGAAGGTTGGTTGAGTAAAGTTGATAATGATAATAGTGATCTGACTAATCCTAAATTACTCGAAGATCCGTATTTCTTATTCTTAAAAACTAAAGTTGATGATGTACGTGAAGCTATAAAAGAAGTTGGTAAGAAAACAGCATTTCAATACGTCTATCATCAGAATCTACTAGATGAAGCTATCCAATACTTTAATGATACTGATAATGAGAAAGGATTAAAATTAGCTGAGCATGCTAAAATGAAACTTGGCGATGGAAAGAATATTTGGGATGGTTCAATGAATGTGTATGATGATCGAATTGCTGCATTAATTGGACGCAATCTAATATCTACAATTCATCCAAAAGAAGATCGTTCTCTTACTATTAAAGAAGCTCTGCATATTATGGGATTTCCACATGATTTTGAACTACTCGGATCGCGTAAGAACATGAATCACATCTGTCAAAATGTTCCAGCCTATACTGCACGTGATATGGTATTAGAAGCTGTTAAGTTTTTAGATGGTGATTTGGAAATGTCTGATTCGACACTAATTAAACAGAATAACTATAAGCAGAAAATCGACTATCAATCTTCTGAAGATCAACCAACGAATACATTAGAGCTTTAACATGGTCAATTGGACAGCTTTCATTCCATTGTGTGGAGGTTTCCCGTTAGGTGCGTATGAAGCAACGGGAAACCTCCCGCGCAAAATATTCACATATGATGAGTTTAAACATAATGATTCGCATCTTAAGAACTATTGGAAAGATGTTGATTTTGTAACACTCAACGATAAAGAAACGTATGATGATCAATATGATCTAGTTGTATGTACACCTCTTTGTTCTGGTTTAAGCATGCTTAATACGGGTAAGAATGAAGAGGTGAAAGGCGAAACTGCCAAACAGAACGAATGGATTTATAAGTCTATTCAGTTTCCTTTGGATAATTTTGATCCCAAAGTTATCATTGTTGAAAACGCACCACGTTTATATACAACTGGCGGTGATTCGATCGTTAGTCAAGTTCGTGAAATGATTGAATCACGTGGGTACTCGATGTCTTTGTATTTTACTTCTACACATTATCATGGAATTCCACAACGCCGTTATAGAACATTCATGGTAATATGGAAATCAGAAACAGCGCCGTATATGAATTTCTATAGGCGTAAGTCTCTTGATTTTGCTGAATATATTAGCACAGTGAGTGGAATACAACTACAGAATGATATTCAAATTGGAAACAAGGTTGAACATGAACCTTTTTATCATTTCTTAAAGCATAGATATGGAGATGTTCAATCAGTAGTTAAAGGATATCGAACATGTCTAAAATATATTATCAAGAATGATTTGATGAACGATTTTTATAGTTGGGCAGTTGAAACTAACAACGAAAAGGCAAAAGAACTCGGAGCATATGCTTTAGAGAAATACGCAAATGGAGGTGAAATCTGGGATTCATCAATCAATATCTATGAGTCTGTGATGGATGGTGTGATATCACGTAATATGGTAGATACACTGCATCCAATTGAAGAACGAAACATTACAATTCGTGAAGCACTACACATGATGGGATTTCCACATGATTTTGAACTGTTGAAAGGAAAAACTAATTACGAGCATATTGGACAAACGGTTCCGGTATGTACATCTCGTGATATGGTGATAGAATCTATCAAGTTCATGAATAATGAACTTCCGATGTCGACTTCAAACTTTATCAAACAAAATAATAAATCTCAAGAAGTCGAATACGAATCAAACTCTCACGTTAATACATTATTTTAAGGAATCGTATGTCTGAATTTAATAGCTGTGCAAATCTAATCAAAGATCAAGAAAAGGTACAAGAAATCCTGAACCAGCGCGAGTCTTCACCAGACCCTCTTCAGGACATGCTAGATACTCAGGAGTGGTTACAATCAGTCCTTGCTGAGAAGCTTCCAGAATTCAACATGAAGCCTTCTGATATTCAGACCAAAGGTGAGCTCGTTGATTGGATTGATCGTAACTTTGATGCAATCCTTGATGAATATCGTGAACTCAAAACATCAATTGGCGGAATGTCTAATGGTGAAAAGGCTGCGTCTGCTGTGTGGAAGCGTTGGAAATCTGATCATGGAAAACTGACTTCTGAACTACTAAGTGAAATGCCAGACGATGATCGCATGGAAATGCTGATGGAATTTATCGATGTTTGGCACTTTATTCTCAATATCTTTGTTGCAATGGGATTTAAATCAGAAGACATTTATCTTCTATATATGCTTAAGAACTATGAAAACTACCAGCGCTATACTCAACGCGATTATTGATTTACAACACAATAGATAGTTGATATAATTGAGGGTTGGAATAGATTCCATCCCTCATTCGTTTGAAAAGGAGTATTAAAATTGCTATATGTATTCTATAAGCAATTAGGCAATCGTATTTTCGTTAGATATAAACTACCCGATCAACCAATCACTAAAACTAAGATCATCAATTCGTACAAGCCGACACTGTATACGAAATCAAACGACACTGATTCAGATGTAACTTCTATCTATGGGTATTCTCTAAAACCAATTGAATTTGACTCGATCAAAGCAGCAAAAAGCTTTGGTGATCAGTATAAAGATGTAGATAACTTTGTCATTGAAGGAAACAACAACTACGCGAATCAGTTCATGATTGATCTGTACGAAGGACAATCTCCTGAATATACAGACGATATGATCCGTGTTGGTATTTTGGATATTGAGGTGTTCTCAGAATCAGGGTTCCCATATCCAGAACAGGCTGAATGGCCGATCAACGGTATTACAATTTATGATACTATTGATAAGATGTTCTATACATTTGGGCTTAAGCACAAAGATGATGATCATTGGTCTAAAGAACAATCAACTGACGAAGTTCGAGATCTTAACGTTACGTATTTTGAGTTCGAAACAGAAAAAGATCTAATGCGATCTTTTCTTTCGCATATGAATGATCACCAATATGATATAACATCGGGTTGGAACTCAGAATCATTCGATATGCCTTATATCGTTAATCGTTGCTTTAAGCTATTCGGTGAAGCATATACGTCTAAATTACTTTCTCCATTTAATAAGATAGACATTAAAGAAGTACGATCTGGATTTGGAGGAAAGACTCAACAAAAAGTTGAAATCTTTGGACTGCCTCATCTTGATTATATGCAAGTGTATAAAAAGCACACCTATACACCACGCGAATCATATAAACTAGATTTTATTGCTTATGCGGAACTTGGAGAAAACAAACTTAATTATGAAGAGTATGGTGATCTTCAGGATCTGTACGTTAAAAACTACCAACTGTTTCTAGATTATAATATTCAAGACGTTAACATCATCAAACGTCTTGATGAAAAGCTTGGGCTGTTTGCTCTCGTATATGCAATGACTTATTATACTCTGTCTAACTATGAAGATACAATGGGAACAGTGAAGATCTGGGAACAACTCGTTGCCAAATATCTTTACAATAATAACCAAGTTCCGCCGTTTAGACATATGAAAAAAGAAGAACGTGATTTTGAAGGTGCGTTCGTTAAAGAAGTTAATCCTGGAATTTATGATTGGGTTGTTTCATACGATCTAAATTCTCTGTACCCGCATTGCATCATGCAGTACAACATTGGCACTGAAACACGAATTGATGAAAGTGAATTACCTGAAGATCTAATAGAGTATCGAGAAAAATATAAATTTGAAGACGTGCTTAATCGGAAAGTAGATCTAAGCAAACTTGATGAATATAATGTAACAATGACGCCGAATTTTGAATTCTATCGAAAAGATAAGATATCTTTCTTTTCTGCAATCATGCGTGATCTATACAATACACGCAATGAATTCAAAAAGAAAATGCTTCAGGCAGAGTCTGATAAGCAAAAAGTCAAAACAGAATCTGATAAGAAACAGTGTGAATATCTTGAAGCTAAAATGAATTCAATGCAAATGGGACTAAAAATCCTATTGAATAGTGGGTATGGCGCGTTCGCGAGCTCTTATTTCTTATATTACATGGTAGAAAACGCAGAAGCTATCACATTATCAGGACAACTCGTTAATAAATGGACAGCTAGTCAAATAGAAGTATTTCTGCAAGAGCTTTTCAATAGCAATGAAAAGTACTGGATCGCCGGTGACACTGACTCGATGTATATTAGGATCGATGAATTTATGGATACTGTAAAAGAATCAGATATCCAAAAGAAAGTAGATATTGCTGATCGTTTTTGCAATGAAGTCATTCAACCTAAGATTGAAACACTGTGTGATAAACTATGCGAGTATTTAAATTGTTATGAGCAAAAGATGGTATGGTCTCGAGAGGTCATTTCAGAGACTGCTATTTGGGTTGCTAAGAAAAAATACACGATGAATGTGTGGGACTCTGAAGGTGTTCGCTATACTGGCAAACCAAAGATGAAGCTCACTGGATTGGAATCGGTAAAGTCTAGCACCCCTGAGTGGGCACGAGAGCTTCTCGAAGAGTTCTACCTTTATGGTCTATTACGTGACAAAGAAGGCCTTCAGAAGAGGTATCGGGAGGTGAAGGTAGAATTCAAATCATATGACGCAAACATGATTGCTATTCCATCTAGTGTGAATGGAATCAACAAGTACTATGACAAGGATAATCTCTATAAGTCTGGTACGCCGAAGCAGGTTAAGGCTTCTCTTGTACATAACAAAATGATCAAAGATCTTGGTCTAAACCGCATTCAACCAATTGAAGATGGAAATAAGATTAAGTACATTGAATTGAAGATGCCGAATCCAACACACCAACCAGTCATTGCGTTTGATACGTATCTTCCAAAGGAGTTTGAGATTGAAGAGTATATCGATCGTGATGCCATTTTTGAAAAGTCATTTGAGCAACCACTCAAGATTTTCTTGAAGGCTATCAATTGGACTCCAGAACATGTAAACACATTGTTCTAATAGTTTACAAGTTGATCTTGCGTTGTTATTATAGATATTGCGCAAGATCAACACAACAAGGATGATTTGCTTATGAAAACAGTACTAAAAATCAAATCTAACTATTCAATTGAAGAAACAGAAATTAATGATAGACTAAAAGACTTTGTTCAACATATGACTGGCGACAAAGAATGGTATGTTGAATTTGTAACGAATGATAAGTATGATATTTCATGCCCATCTTTTTGCTTTGAGTATGATGATCATGACAGTCTAAAGAAAATCATTTCATTGTTCAGTGATCATCGGTATGTCCCATTTGATGAATTTGAAGATATTACTAATGATGATTTTACAATGGCACTTGAAAGTAATACAATTAATGAATCATTTGGTTTCTTAAGTGAAAAGAATCTAGAATACGTAGAAGAACAAGTCAACATGCTAGACTATATCTGTTCTGATATTGTACATGAACAAGAAGATCTAAAAGAGAAAATGGAAGCAATGTATTCATTTTTTGATAAATCAGGTATTTTGTATTACAAGCAACTTATTCAAGGATTGCTTGAAGTTCTTGATTCTAAAGGCATTATCGAAAAAGAAAACATCGAAAAGAAACTGTTTACTAACGTACACTAGTAAGAGTATTAAAAATGTATATTGCTAATAAGAGGTTGATTGATGGTCTTGATTTAGATATGAAAGACATAATTGACGAAGAATTTAGATCATTCAAATCTGTAATAAATTCTCTTTCTGAAGACATGCCATATTATGTTTATGGTTTATATGATGGTGGCGAGCCATTTTATATAGGTAAAGGTAAAGGCAATCGTGCATATTTACATCTAATGTGTCGAGACGAGAAATCTTTTAAGAATAAGCTTATGAAGTATCTTTATACAATGAATGAACCTCCAGTGGTATATCTTTTTGATTATGGATTGACTGAGAAAGAAGCATATGAACTAGAAAATAAGCTTATAGAGCAATTTGGGCGTTTAGTTTCCAATGATGGAAAACTAATAAATGTATTACCTGGTTTTATTCCTATACACGATTTAAACAAAGAAAGAAACAGAGCTGGTGGTCTTGCGCTTAATTTAACGGGTACTAGATCTGGATTTTATTCTAAAGAATGGAGAGAACAAAATGAAGAATATGTTAAAGAATATTCTAGTAAAGCAGGTAAAATATCTTGGGAGAACGCCAAGCAATTTCATTTAGAAGAACATAAGAAATGGAGTTCTGAAGGTGGAAAAACTACAGGAAAGATGAAATTTTGGACTAATGGCAAAGAAACAACAAGATCTCATGAATGCCCTGGTCCAGGATGGTATAGAGGCAATGGATCAATAAACGAAAATAGTTTAAAACACTTAAAATACCCACAATGGACTAATGGCGAAATTAATAAATTATCTGAAACGAAACCTGGTGATGATTACTTTAATGGGAGAACACAAAAAGTTAAAAATGATCCAACAAAGAAAAATGTGATTGTCTTTAGTAAACAAGTGTGTAATAATGCAGTTCCAGCCAAATTAAAAGTTGGTAAAAATATCTTAGATAAAGAGGAAACCCTATAAATGTCTAGCCTAGCCGACAAGTTCATTAAATCAAGTTCTAAAATGAAAGGCGCTGGCCGTCTATCTGAAGTAACTAAAGAAGAAAAACAACTATATAATACTGGAATTTATGCTCTAAATTTAGCATATTCTGGTGATCTACATGGTGGTGTAACAGACGGAATTCATTGTCTAGCGGGTAAAAGCCGTTCATTCAAATCTATGTTCGGTCTTCTATCGTGCAAAGCATATCTAGATGCATATGAAGATGCATATATGATCTTTTATGATTCAGAAGGTGGTGCATCAGAAGATTATTTTAAATCTGTTGGCATTGATACGGATCGAGTCATTTATATTCCAATCATGAATATTGAAGATCTAAAATTCGATATGATGGAAAAGCTTGAAGCTATTAAGAAAGAATATGATGAAACTAAACAATATTCTCATTTTGTATTCTTTACTGATTCTATTGGTAATCTGGCATCTGTTAAAGAAGTGAATGATGCAATAGATCAAAAGTCTGTTGCTGATATGTCACGAGCAAAAGCATTGAAATCTCTATTCCGTATTGTGACTCCATATTTTGCCAACTATAAAATGTATTGGATTCCGATCATGCACACATATGACGAGATTGGTGGGATGGGTGCACCAAAGCAGATCATGAGTGGTGGGCAAGGGGGCATGCTGAGTTCCAATTCTGTCTTTGTATTAGGGAAAAGACAGGTTAAAGATGGTAAAGATCTACTTGGTTGGAACTTTGTACTAAACGCTGAAAAATCACGAACAATCCGTGAAAAGTCAGCAATTCCCGTAGAAGTACTATATGAAGGTGGTATTGACAGATATACTGGACTACTAGACATTGCTTTGGCCACAGGTCATGTTGAAAAACCAAAAATGGGTTGGTACACGCGTACTACTGTTGAAGGTGATAAGAATTGGAGGAAGAAAGATACATCTTGTCCAGAATTTTGGGATCCTCTGCTTAACAGTGAAGATTTTTGTAATGCTGTAAAGGATATGTACAAGCTTTCTGGTGGGGGTCAAGTGCTTCAAGACAAACTTGATACTATTCTTTCCGATGATGAACAATTGGATCCAGAAACAGGTGAAATTCTTTCGTCATAGTGTGTTATAATTAAATTAAATGCAGGCGGGTGTTAAGCTCGCCTGTCGTTTTGTTATCAGCTAAGGGTTCAGAATGATCTCAATCGAAACATCTATCTTTAAAGGACTATTATTTGACGAAGACTTCTCACGAAAAACCATTCCATATCTAGATGAATCATATTTTGATGGTGGGTATCGTTCATTATTCAAAATTTATAAAGATCTATTTGACCGTTATAACAAGATTCCGAATATTGAATCTATTGCGGTTACACTTCAAAAGTCTAAGATCTCTGAGCATGAATATGAAGATATTCTGGGTGTTGTAGAGGAGGTGTCTAAGCACAAAGATGAACCTGTCGATACAGACTGGCTAATTGATGAGACGGAGGAGTACTGCAAGGATAAGGCGATTTATAATGCTATCTATTCGTCTATCAATATTCTAGAGGGTACAGACAAGCAACACGACAAGCATGCCATACCAGAGATGCTTGATTCTGCTCTTGGAGTTTCATTTGATAGTTCTATTGGTATGGAATTCTTTGATGATGCTGAACGTCGATATGAACTGTACACTGCAGAAGATAACAGAATCCAATTCCCATTAAAAGCTCTCAACGATTTGTCAAATGGTGGTTTAAAGAAGAAATCACTATCATGTATTCTCGCAGGAACGAACGTCGGCAAAAGCGCATTGATGTGTTATCTTGCTGGTGAGTTTCTTAAACAGGGAATTGATGTTCTTTATATCAGTATGGAGATGGCTGAGGAACTTCTCTATGAGCGTGTAGAAGCCAACTTGCTTGATGTCAGCACAGATGATCTTAAACGAATGTCTAAAGAGAAATATCTTAATGGTATTAACAAAATCAAAGGTAAAACTAATGGACGGTTCTTTGCTAAGGAATATCCAACAAGTGCGGCACACGCTGGTCACTTTAGGCATCTATTGAAAGAACTCAAACAAAAGAAGAAGTTCAAACCACAGGTCATTTTCGTAGACTATATTAACATTTGTGCATCGTCTAGATATAAGAGTATGAATGGTGTAAACTCATATTCATATGTAAAAGCGATTGCTGAAGAACTTCGAGGTCTTGCTGTTGAATTTGATGTACCTCTAGTAACAGCCACACAGATCAATAGATCGGGCTTCAATGAAACATCACCTGATCTCACGTCAACATCGGAAAGCTTTGGATTGCCCGCCACTTGCGATTGGTTCATTGCCATGACAACCGATGAAGTCATGGAAGAAAACGATAGGCAGCTTATTCATCTACTGAAAACTAGGTGGGGAAATAAGACTAAACTTAAACCACAAATGGTTGGAATCGATTTCACACGTATGCGTTACTACGATGTAAGTTCAAATCCACAACAACCAACCACAGACGAGATAAAGAACAAAGTAGGGAAGAACAAACCACAAGGTAAAGAAAAGAAACTTGACGACATCTCATGGGATTGATGGTTGACACATTGAAGATTTGGTGATATAATGGTACTACAAACTGAGGAGGAACTGTATCATGAATTTTACACCGATTGTATATGTGATTCTTTTTGAAAATGGCGAATATGGCCAGACAATTAGAATTCGTGAAGGTGATAGGATTTCTCATGTAGAGATTGACACTATTCGAGTAAAATATCCCAAAAATCCGAATCTTTAAATATATTGATGGTTGACACATTGAAGATTTGGTGATATAATGGTACTACAAACTGAGGAGGAACTGTATCATGAATTTCTATGAAGACCCCATTTTCAAGAAAAAATTTCATTCTATTGCCGCGACTTTTCTTTCACGTTCAGAGTATTTTACCACTCGACACGAGGCACTGATGGAAGTTCTTAATCTGACCGATCGAGTTGATATGAAATCCATCGTTGATGATACAGAGAAATCCTATGTATCATTGTCTCGTGTTGGTATGAAAGTGAAACTTGACAGGAAGAAACGCAAGCATATTGCCATGATACTCGAGAATGCTCTGAACCATGCCAGCATCGAATCAGGATATTTTTAAAGAATGGTTGACACGGAAGTCAATCATTGATAGAATAAACTTGTAGGGTAAATTGAAGAAGGAACTATATCATGACTATCGACCTAATCAAAGTTGCTTTTCCGGCTATCAACAAAACTTGTGATCTCGAGGAAACCGACCATGAGATTGCTGCTGGTCATAATGTGACCAAGTGTAAAGTGATGCGTAAAGTTGAAGTTGGAGATGCTGTCTACAATCGACTCAGTATGGAATTCATGGACAATGGAAATGAAGCAATCTGGGGTTACATTGGAGGTTCTGCATCCAATGATCCACGTCTTGATAAAGTGAATCATCCCAATGAGATCTTCAACAGCAAGGAACTTCGTGAAATCTTCATGGACACTTGCTACACCATGGTAACCGAGGTCATCAACAAAGATTCTGGTGATAGGTTCTATGTGAATACTGAAGGTTATGGATATGCTCGGTATGTGGGTCGAGCCATCTGAGAAAACGTCTCTAGCAATGCTATGGGTGGGACCGGATTGATCATATAGGTTGACCCATAGCTCTAATCAAGAATGAACTACGAAATGGAGAGTATTATGTTTTGTAAACATTGTGGCAGTGAAATGAGTGAAGAAGCCCTGGCATGTCCCAAGTGCGGTCATCCGACGGTAGAGAGGGGTACTAAAAGTAAAGCGATCTTTGTCCTTCTTGCGCTATTTCTGGGAGGTCTGGGCATCCATCGATTCTATCTTGGTGGAGGATCTAATGTAATCTTTGGTTTACTAATGATTGCATTCGTGTGGACTGGCATCCCATCGCTGATTGCTTTGATTGAAGCTATTGTGATTGGTTTTCGCAAAGATGATCCACGGTTTGCATGAGGTGTTATATGAAACTTGAAGATTTCAAACGTGTAGAAGAACTTGTTAAGCAACGAAATAAAACTATAGTTGCAATTGAAAAGTGTGATAAGTATTTCGAGAAAGAACGAGATGATAATTACTGGGGACAACTTTCAAACCATGATGATGGCTCTGGGGAAGTTGTAGACTTGAGCGGGTGTTGTGTTTTAGATGACGTGGTTGAAGCAACTATGGAAGTTCTTACTATTAGACTTAATGAAGTTGATTCTTCTCTTATTGAGCTTGGAGTAGATGTATGAAAGGTCTTACTAAAGAACAAGCTATTGTTCTCACTGCTATAACTGGGAAAATGGTGGTAAAGAGTTTTGCTGACTTCCATGAGGCAGTTGAAGATAAATTAGGACACTCTGTTTGGACGCATGAATTTGGAACAAAAGAAATGTCAGCAGAAATCAAAGATGCATTCTGGGATGACTTCATTGAGATGATGGAGAATAGTTATGACTCGTAAACTAGTAACTCGACGCGTAATCTCTGATGTCTATGAGCATCCAAATGCAGATGCTCTGGAATTAGCTAAAATCGATGGGTGGCAAGTAGTAGTACGTAGGGGTGAGTTTGTTCGTGGCGACATGTGTTGTTTTTTTGAAATTGATTCTTGGCTCCCAGCAGACGATGAACGGTTTGCTTTCCTAGCCAAGTCTGGAGTTAAGAAAGATCCCTCTGGTCGTGAGCGAATCCGTCTACGCACTATCAAACTCAGGAAACAACTCTCTCAGGGACTTGCTCTTCCTTGGTCATTGTTCCCAGAACTACATCGACTACCTGAGCTTGAAGGGGTTGACCTTTCAGAGCATCTTGACGTTATCAAATTTGAACGTCCTGAACCTCAAGTAACTAATGCCGCTGGTTATTTTCCAAATTGTATTCCTAGGACAGACGAAGAAAGAATTCAGAACGTTTGGGATCTGTTTTCAACCGAATACAAAGATGTACAATTCATTCCTACTCTGAAGCTTGACGGGTCTTCATGCACTGTAGCATACTTTGGTCTAACCACAACTTACTGGAAGAATGAAGATTCGTATGATGTTCGAGAGCATACCGGTGCCAAGATCGGAGAGGTAGCAGTATGCTCAAGGAACCTTCAACTAAAGTACGATGAGTCTTCTCATTTCTGGAAAGCTGCTATGTCTGGAGGGGTAGTGGATGCGGTGACAGAGCTTGGCCGAATTGGAAACTTTGCCATTCAGGGTGAAGTTATGGGACCGGGAATCCAGGGCAACAAAGAGAAGTTCAATGACTTCCAATTCTATGCATTTGCTCTATTTGACATCGACCGTCAAGAGTATATAGAATGGACACAAGCTAAACAACAATTAGAAGAACTGGATGTTCAGTGTGTTCCTGATCTGAGTGCATTGGTAACAGAGCCATTCAGAGTCTTTGATACATTAGATGAACTTCTTGAGTTCTCCGATGGACCTAGCATCAATGCAAAGTATCGTGAAGGTATAGTGTGGAAATCTGTTGGAATCGAGCCCATGGTTTCAGTCAAGGCAATCTCAAATAAATTCTTGCTTAAAGGCGGAGATGAATAATGTATAAAGTAGATTCAGGTCTTTTCTTCGACGAACTAACCGAAGAAGAACAAAAGTGTGTTCCAAACAATGGAAACGGTAAGGAAGTTGCTACATATATTCTTATCACTGATACCAACGGGTCTAGGGTATATAGCGATGCAATGGAGCCAGAAGATGCCACATTCTGTCGTGATCTTAGTTGGATCGAAGTAGAACTAGAACTTGCATATAAAACTGGTAAAGGAGAGTAACACATGTCAGATATTCAAACCCCAAGCAACCCTGCCGATCTTAAGAAACTCAAAGATGGCATCGACGAAATCACCAATTCGATGACTCGTGTTGATGGTGAGAAAGAATACCAGAAGGAAGCCATTGAAGAGCTTTCAGAACAGACTGGTATTGATAAGAAATATATTAGGCGCATGGCAACAGATGCGCATAAAGATCAATTCAATAAGAAAGTTGATGAAATGAATGCTTATGCGCAGTTGTACGAGAGCGTGATGGAGTCATAATTTTTTACTCGCCCCGGTTTACATAGCTGGGGTTTTTGATATAATGGCACTGTATTCTGAAGAGGAGTTACCGTGAAATGAAACTCAATAGCCAGCATAATGAAGTTCTGACCAACTCAACTCGTGAATCCAAGTTTACGATCAATGCGTCCGCGCAAGCATTCAAGATTCTTTCCGATGGGCTTTATGAACATAAGGTCGCGGCAATCGTGAGAGAATTATCATGTAATGCTTATGATGCCCATGTAGAGAATGGCAATGCGGATGAACCATTTAAAGTTGTTCTACCCAATAATCTCCATCCATATTTTGAGATTGAAGACTTTGGTATTGGACTAGACGATGAGGGTGTTCGTGAAGTTTATACGTCATACTTTACTTCTACCAAGAATGATTCCAATGATGCAATTGGTGCATTCGGTCTAGGTTCCAAGACTCCATTCTCATATACTAACAACTTCACCATTCGTGCCCGTAAAGATGGCATGGAGCGGGTATATAGTGCATATCTCGGCTCCGATGGTGCGCCTTGTGTTAACATGATGTACCAGAAAGAGACTGAAGAGACATCTGGTGTTAAGATCACCGTTCCCGTGAAAGAGTGGGATTTTCAAAAGTTCTCCAGTGAAGCATCATTTATCTTGTCGTTCTTTAGTACTCAACCAATTGTCAATGATCCAACATTTGAAGTGGTGGCACCGGGAATTGCCAATGAACTGAATGATAAAGGCATTGTCACTCAGAAGATTCCATTCTCTGGTTCTACTCTCTACACTGGTCATGTCTATGCAGTCATGGGTGGAGTCTGCTATCGACTCGATGAACATTGGGTTCGTTCAGCAGTACAAGACACCTATCTCAATGACATTGTTCTGGGTAGTACTTGGTCTTCAAACCGTGCCACTCTGTTTGTGAAATTTGAGATTGGTG